ATGCCTGTCCTCTCCGCAGAACACGACGAAGGCTACCTGCAACGAGGTGAAGCGTAAATACCCGGCACACAGCGCAGGGATGTTCGTGTACGGCGACCCGTCAGGAAAAAAGGAAGACACACGCACGGAGAGAGGCTTTAACGACTTTACCATCATTATGAACGAATTGGCGAAGTACAGACCATCACTGCGAGTGCTGACTAAAGCTCCGTCGGTGGCTATGCGTGGTAACTTCATCAACACCTGCCTCGAGACAGGCTATGAGGGTATAGAGATAACGATAGGCATTAACTGCACAAAGACGATTGACGACTACTTGTACTTGAAAGAGGACAGTGATGGCACGAAGCTGAAGGAGAAATCGAAGGATGTAAGCACAGGCGTGACGTATGAGAAATACGGACACACATCCGATGCGGATGACTACTTTTTTTGCTATGTGTATGCGAATGATTTCTCGAAATACCAGAGAGGCGGACGTGATTTGAACGTGACAGTGGGAAGAAACGTGAGCAAGAACAGCTACTAATGTACATTACAAATATCTTGAAGGGCAATGATTAATATAAATTTGAAAGTATGTATTTGATAAAGAACGATTACAAAAAACAAATACAGGACGTAAATCTGAATCAGATAATCAGTTCTGACGATACTATTCTGAGTTCAGCACAGCTGACAGCGCAGTCGGAATGCCTGTCATATCTTAGGCAGAAATACGACACCTCGAAGGAGTTCACAGACACGAGGGTGTGGTCATACGTGACGGCATACGCCCCGCACGACAGAGTCTATCTCGATGCAGACGCTTACTCTCCTACTTCCACTTACGCTCTTAACGCTCTGACGCTGTTCGGTGGTAACGTGTACAGATGCACTACGGCGGTAACTACACCCGAGACGTTCACAGTGTCTAAGTGGACGCTGCTAGGACCTCAGTACACGATATACTACGCTATTTATCCGGTCTCTCTTTTCAACTACAAGAAGATCTATGCTGTAGGCGACATCGTCTATTACGGTGACAGGAAGTACACTTGCAAGCAGGCGACGTCACTTCCGACGCACTCCGCGCAGATACAGTATGGCACCATAGCAGCGCTGCCGCAGGGCAACGTATTTCCGGATGATCCGGTATACGGCACTAAGTACTGGACTCCTTTCGTAAGTGCCTATACCGTTCCGGCGGGTACAGCATTAAGCAACACGACCTACTGGGCTAAAGCAGACAACAGAGACCAGCAGATGGTCACTTACATGGTAGACATCACCCTATTCCACATCCACTCACGCATCGCACCCCGCAACGTTCCCCAACTACGTATAGACAGATACACGCAGGCGGTGCAGTGGCTAACAGCGGCAGCGCAGGGGGGCATAACGGCTTCCCTCCCGCTGTTGCAGCCTGACCAGGGGAACCGTATAAGGTTTGGCGGTAATGTTAAAAATCAAAACCGATACTAATGGCACAGAAACAGAACATGCTACAACAGATACTCAATGCCGTTTCGGTGTCTATCGGAGGTATTTTCCAAAAGGGAAACGCCAAGAATAACCTTAACCGCTCGATAATGCCTACGCAGCTGGCGCGTCTGCGTCACGACATAGGCATGTGGCGTGTTGCAATCGCGGAAGCGGAACAGGCATACTATCCGCATCGCGTTAAGATGCAGACGATGTTCATAGACACGGTGCTTAACGGACATGTGGCAGCATGCATAGAACGTCGCAAGGACTTGACGATGCTTAGAGACTTCGAGGTGTACAACCCCGACGAGACAGAGAATGAGGAGATGGAGGAGCTGTTCGAGTCTGAGTGGTTCTCGCTGCTGGTCTCCTACTCGCTGGATGCGCTGTTCTACGGTTACTCGCTGATAGCCCTTAACGACATTATCGACAGCAGCTTCCCTTACTTAACGCTGGTGAAGCGATGGAACATCTCACCAGACAGGAACGAGGTGACTCGATTTGTGTATGCACAGAACGGAAACAAGTTCCTGGAAGACCCTTATAAGAATTGGCACATCTGGGTGAAGACACCTTCGGATACAGGGCAGTCCGACTGCGGATATGGGCTGCTCTACAAGGTAGCGCTATACGAGATATTCCTGCGCAACACACTAGGCTACAACGGTGACTTTGTAGAGCTGTACTCACAGCCCTACAGGATAGGCAAGACGACCAAGACGAACGAGGACGAACGGGCCTTATTGGAGCAGGCTTTGCAGAACATGGGCTCATCCGGCTATGCGGTAGTAGATCCTATGGATGAGATCCAGTTCCTGGAGACAGCACTGGGCGGAACCGGCTGGAAGGGATACGAGAACTTGGAACAACGCTGTGAACAGAAGATAAGCAAGCTGATACTCGGACACTCCGACGCATTGGACAGCATTCCAGGTAAACTTGGCGCAGGTACCGGAGAAGATAACCCGGTAGCCGTTGCGCTCATGGACAAACAGACCAAAGACGGCAAATTTATAGAGAACATGGTGAACGGACAGCTCATACCTAAGCTACGTTATTTAGGATTTGCAATACCGGAAGGTGTGGTGTTTAGATACAAGAACAGCGGCGAAGAAGATGAGAACCGACAGAGCATGGTGGACTACGCCACAAAGCTGTCTTCCGTTGCTGTGAATCTGAAGAATGCCGGTCTGGGAATGGATGAGCAGTTCTTCACACAAGAGACCGGAATTCCGGTGTATGTGAACATGGCATCAATGCCTTCTCTGGACGCAAACACAAACAAATTCGATAAGAAGGTGCAGAATAAACTGGATAATTTGTATAAATGATATTTGACGACAAAGACATAGAGCGGTTCTTGCGTCTTATCTACGCAGGCAAGGTGACGGAGTATGCCCTCGATGAGGGTATGTACTTTGCCATAGCCGACTATCTGAAGAAAGGTGTTTACAAAGGATTTGGGATATCATACAAAGAGCTGAGCAGTATTATCAAGGAAGGCATAGAGTCATCTTTTGGAGCGGTGGACTTGGAGCTGTTGACAGAGCTGCGAGAGAATATCTACCTGTTCTCGGCAGCTAAGACGTTCCATGAGACAGAGGCTCTGCGCGGTGTGCTTATCGGGGAGAACGGTGAAGTTCGCAGCTTCAAGGAGTTCAAGGAAGAGGCGCTGACTATTAACGAGCAGTGGAACGTGAACTGGATGAAGACGGAGTATGGGACGGCATACGGACAGGCGCAGAACGCAGTACGCTGGAACGAAATCGAGAAGAACAAAGAAGTGTTGCCGCTGCTGAAGTACTCAGCCGTGGAGGACGAGAGAACCTCAGATATATGCGCACCACTGGACGGCATAACGCTGCCGGTGGATGATCGGTTCTGGGATACGTTTATGCCTCTGAACCATTTCAACTGCCGTTGTACGGTGGAGCAGCTGAGCGAAGGCGCGGAGACGGATAAGGGGGATATTAAGGATACGCTGATAGCGTCAGAGCAGAACATGAACGACATGTTCAAGATGAATCCCGGAAAAGAGAAAGTGGTGTTTGATAAAGACCATCCCTATTTTGATGTGGCGAAGAAAGATGCAGCTTTTGCGAAAACAAATTTTGGATTACCGATACCTGAAAACGATAACTAATGGCAGATAAGAAAAGACCATACAAGCCGACAGGCGTGTTCGTAGTGGACCTGGTTGCAAAATGCATCAACCATTATGCCGGCACAATCAGACCGGTGGAACGAATCATTTTGCACCCTATCCGATATGGGGAATTCTGCGACTTCGTTCGTAAGACAGATCCTGATTATGTTATCGGTGACTGGATAGACTTTGACGACGTGAAGATAGAGAAGGGCAGCTCGTTTATGAACGAGAGCATGTATTTCTTTAACCGACCAATACTGACAGAGGCATAATATGGCAGATAAGTTCAACTTAGATAGGGTGGTCCGCAACATGGAGCGTTTGAAGACAACGCTTCCCGTTATCCTTGCCAACGAGGCACAGAACTTCTTTGCCGGCAGCTGGAAGAGTCAGGGCTTTATCGATAAGTCGCTGAACCCTTGGGCGCCGCGTGCGAAAGAGACGAAGAAGACGAAAGGAAAGGCAATAATGGTAAGCACCGGAAAGCTGAGACGTGCCGTGCAGAACTCGATACGCGAGAAGTCATTCAGCAAGATACGTTTAGTGATTGACGGAGGGAGCATACCATACGCGGCAAGGCACAACAACGGGGAGGATGGAATGCCTCAGCGTAAGTTCATAGGCGACAGTACCGAACTTAGGAAACAGCAGAG